CACTAGTATCTTCTACATCCAAACCTTCATCAGAAACGTTTTCTCCCAGAAACTCTGAGAAGTCTTCCTGTACTTTTAGATCATAAATTTCTCTTTGTTGTATACGATCCAAAAATCTATCAAATGTGAAAGGGTCGTTTTTATTAATAACAACGACTTTAACAAATTTTTGATCGAGGTGATCAATTTCAAGTTTGTTATAGTCAGCAACTTCATCATCGTAATAAATTTTTTCATGAAGAGTTAATGGGTTTTGTACAGGGATCAGTTCTCTTGTCTCTGTATCGAGTATGTGGAAATACTTTGGGTCGTTTGCATCGTTCCAAAAGAATTCCATCTGGGAACCAAGATAGTGAATATTGTCTTGACTAGACTTACAATGATAGTGTCCTGAAAGCACCAACTCAAATCTACGAAGGTTGTCAGCAGACATACCATGAGTACAAGGAACTCCGCGAATCATATCAAACCCGTTTAATTCAAAGTGTCCTCCGATAACATCTGCTTTACAGTTTACAAGGAAATCATTTATCTCTTTTTCATTATCTTGACAAATCCAAGGAACTAGACCAACCTTCAACCCATCATAATCAAGGACGCTTGGGTCCATCACAATATTAACTTCGTTCATGTAATGACCCAACAACTCTTTTAAAGAATTTAGGTCATTCGTATTTTTGTAATAAGTGTCATGATTACCTGGGATTATATCCATAGTAATTCCATCAGAACGAAGTCTCTCAAGAAAAACCTTCCGATTGCTATTCAGTGCTTTAAAATTGATGAAACGACGATGTTCATAGTAATCACCAAGATGGATGATATGCTTGATGTGGTTTTCTTTTAGATAAGGGAAGAACACTTCAGTATAGAAGCGTTCTTGATAATCAATAAAGATGTCTGACGAATTACGAATACCACAATGAGTATCGTTTAAAATTGCTATGCGCATTTATTCCTCGAGAAAATCTGAAAGGTCTGAATCTATAGAAACTTTTCTTTTGTTCGAAAGGGTCTTTTTATATTGCTTTATTTTTTCGTCTTTTTCTTTTACGTCGTCAATCCTTCTACGAAGATTGTCAACAAAGGATTGAACTGCTTTTGCAACTTGAGGATCTTCATCTGGGTCGACCATAAATTCCTCTATTGCGGATTCTGATAAGAACTTCAATTTAACATCCTGCTGCTTCTTTTCTTTCTGAATACGGCGAAGGAAAGCATACCAAGAGATCTGAGTGAAATATCCAAACGCATTTGGTTTACCTTTTCGAGTCGCCGCATCGATATCGTAGTTCTTTACAGCACGAAGGCAGTTCTCTACAGCATCCATTACCATCTCTTCACGATAGGTGTAGCGAACAAAGTTAGACTTGTGAGAAAGACCCTCTGCGATCTTAAGGAAACACTCTGCAACATAGTTCGGCATAACTGGTTCAGGGTTGTTTTTCGTTTCTGCTTCCCGTACAGATTTTACATAGTCAACCACTGCTTGCGAGAAATCAGCATTATTAACATAATGCGGGCGTTCATTAGGTTTCATAACAACTCCAATTAAATAAGTAAAGAACTATTATACAACAAGTAGATTGAAAAGTCAATCTTCTGTAAGAAGTCCTTTCTTGGAAGGAAATGACAAAACATTGCTGGTCTTACACTCAACCTCAGATCCGCCCTTTCCTAAGTGCTCTTGTATGGAGACTACAGAGTTTGAGTACTGCTCGACGACTGTGTCAGAGGGGGTATGAATTGAGATAACAGAGAAAGGATTGATCGAAACCGTCCTTTCCAAATCTTCAGTATATTGAATATAAGGACGAAGTATATAATATGACTTACCATTATTATCATATTCATCTTCTATATTCTCAATAGGAACCATATCTAAAGCGAAGTTAACAATGAAACTGTCTTCAGATTGTTCAATAACGCAGGCAATAACATCTTGCCCATTACAAAGTTTAAATTGTACTATATCTTCTTTTTTCATAAAACCACCTTATGTAGTTCGAAGTCAAACTTTTCTTTGGTATACATTTTGATCCTTTCCCCAGCATGCTTCAGGGTGAAGTTTTGCCTAGAATGATACTGCATATCATCGGAAAGATCGTATAGTTTTGTGTCCTGTCCGTTATCTGCTTTCCTCAATCCTCTTCCGATTGATTGGAGGACTTTGACTTGGGATTTTGAAGGACTAGCAAAAATAATGTTATGCAGATTCCTAATGTTAATCCCAGTACTAAATGTACCAAGAGAGGCGACGATAATTGCTCCGTCTTGTTTCTCCACGATACCTCGTATTGCTTCGCGGTCTGAGGTATCAGTCCCACCGTGAACATAATAGACTTTATCGCTTTGTACTTCTTTAATCATTTTGTGAAGTATTTCTCCGTGTTTCTCCACGAACTGAAAAAGCACGAGAGTATTCCCCTTTTGAGTTACTGCCAAATTTCGTATAAACTTATTCCTAGGTTCATATGTCACAAGAAAATCTACTTCTTCTTGATATGTCAACTCTTTATTCATTATACGGGTTTCTTCTGAATAGTCAAGTAATAACATGTCTATCTTGAGTTTAGCGAGGGTTCCTTTGTCCTGTAGGTCTCTAGTAAAAGTAACCCTTTTAGTGGGACCAAATAAACCTTCAAGAACAAGTTTGTGTACCTGAGACCCGTCTAGCGTTCCTGTAGTTCCGAATCTATACTCTGCTTCCGTACACTTATTCATTAAGGTGGTGAGGGACTTTGCTTTAAATAGATGACACTCGTCGCCAAACACACAACCAAACACATCAAACCAATCTTTGCCTAGTCTGTAAACCGATTGCCAAGTTGTGATCACTATTCTTTTGTCTGTTTTCTTGTCTTTGCCTGAGTAGATTATGTGACATTCATTCTCTGCATCAAACCCATAATCTTTAAAATCTTTGTACATCTGTTCAACCAAAGAGGTCGTGGGCACTACAATCAACACAGACTTATCGTTGTTCTCCAGATACCAACGCATAAGATTGTATATTATGAAAGATTTGCCAGAGCCAGTAGGAGAGAGCAGCACTGCTCTCTTTCTCTGTATTCCATGCGTGATAGCATCGTACTGATAATCACGAGGAGGAAATGGCATTTTCCAAAGTGCTTGCGAGGATACTAGTTTCTGGTGATCAACTTTATTAGTCGCATTCGGTAGTCCATAAGGCGAATGCTCCATTTGCATATGGTAGTGACGGTCTGCTGCAAAACGACAAAGTTTAGCATACAACCCAACATTAAGTTCGCAGGTTATGGGATTAAACAAACGAATCTTACCGTCCCACTGTTTGCGACGATAAGAAGGAATAAATTTATATCCAGGAACATAGAAAGAAAAGTATTCTTTGAGTTCTGCGCGAACAGAAGGATCACAGACTACTGCCATCATAGAATGATTTTGCATTTGAATGGTTATATTAGACATTTTCCCAAACAGCATCAGCGGTAAACCGATAACTTCCAATAAATTCGTATTTATCCCATTCCGAAGGAGAGATAATACTAAGGAAATGTCCACCTTCTTTTCTGTATAGGTGATATGTCTTACCAACTTTTGGTTCAAATCCATATGTGGACTTGTAAACAATGTCGGTTTCGTTAGCGAGTTTGACTAAACTTTCGTACTGCTTCTGTAGTTCTTGAAACTTTCCTTCAAAGAAGTTTGCTGCTTGCGCACCTCTTTCGCTTTTGAAAAGATCTACATCAGGTAATACTATTGCTGGTGCTGAGGAAGTTATTCCATAAGGAAGTAAACTAGAACTATCAACCATCGCCTGGAAAGTGCTTATAGATGGTGTCTATCTTTTCTTCTGCTTCGGCGATCTTAGTTACTTGAGTTTCGATTGCCTCAACTATATCAGGATGTTCTCCGATACCAACAGAACTCTTTAGATAAACTTCTACGTTTGCCTGAGCGACTGCTATCTCGCCCTCGAGTTTCTTGACTAATGCTTTTAGTAAGTGGTTCATACTCCTGCCTCGAATTGTTTCCATTTGATCATATTACCGATTGTTTGGTGCCTCCACTTCAACGTGTCGATAATTTCCTTTAACGTATCTACCATTGTTTTATAGTAGGTTATCTTTGCTTCGCTTTCTTGTATCTCTGGATCGCTATTATAATAGTGATCGAGATCGCCTTTCATTATCTTCAACCCGTTAAATGGATCTGGTTCCCAACCTAACTCGTTGACTTCCTCTTGGCAGAGTTTACCGTTGTACCAAAGGAATTTATTTTTTAGGAGGATTTGTTGTTTGTCCTCTGCTCTCTTTAAAAGCAGTTTTGCTTGTACCAAGTATCCAAGGTATTTAGCATGCAGTTTTGGGGTCTCTCTGGAACTATCATCTAGTCTATGACCAATCTCACAATCTTGCGACCACTGCGCAAGAATATCATCTAAATTCATATATTACTCTATTTCAAAATAAGAAAACCTAAA